GAAAATCGGTACACTAACCATTAAACTTAATGAAATAGGTGGTGGTGGTAACGCCGGTGTCTCAGACGGATTTGCTACTAAGGAATTTAAAATCCATCAATCTGTTACAGCAGCCAACTGGAATGTCTCCGATAACGTTGAAGTCGTTACTGCTGCACCTACAAGCACTTTAACTAACGAATAAGGGTGATACAAAATGGGGGGGAAGAACTCAGAAGTATGGGGTTGTTTAATACAACTAGCAGTTCTTTGTGGTATAGCCGGGTTAATAATAATATTATTAGGTACTTTATTAATAGGAGCTTAGATGGCACGGAGATCATGGACAAAATGTAAGTGTGGTGTTAAACTACATATTAAGAAAGGACATAAAATATGCTACGTTTGTGAACGTAAACAAAGGAGGGAACTTGCCTGATATAACAGTATATACATCGAATGGTTGAGGCCCATGCGCTATGACCAAGGTGTGGTTAAAAGACAGGAACTATGAATTTACAGAATATAATATCTCAGAAAATCTTGAACATGCAGACGAGTTAGTAAAAATGGGTTTTAGAGTAACACCCGTAACAGTTATCGGAGATGAGATGATTGCAGGGTACAGCCCCCAAAGATTAGCGAACGCTTTAAGTTAAGTATAATAAAGAATAGAATAGGAGAGTGTTATGGTATTAGGAAATATCTTACGAGAACGGGATCAGCAATATGTAGCAAATAGAGACGATGCAACTCAAACATGGCGAGTATTAGATACATGGCATGATGATTTAACAAAAATAGGGCCAGAAGACGAAATTCCTGATGATAGTGATGCAGTCACTTTAATTTCTGAAGGAGCTTTTATTGCGGTAGTGAGGGAAGCTTCTCGTTTGGGAGTTCTCCAAAATGCTACGTACGGTACAGGAGAAGCAGAATATGAATCTTTAATTTTAGAGAAAGAGCAGGAGATTCAGAAGTTAAATGAACAAATTCTAAATTTAGAAGAAGATAAATCTCAAGTTATTAGAGATGTTTCTCATTCAGAAGACTATGAATTGAAGGAAAAGGCGATGGAATCAATTCTAAAATTAGTATCAATGCAAGACATGACTAATTTAGGTAGGGAGTAATAAATGAAATTAGGCGAATACATGCCCCAAGTGCCTGAAATGGCACAGCAAATATCCAATTTAAATTCTGAAATGGAAACGTTGCAATTAATGAAATCTGGGGGAGACGTTGGGCAAGCTCCCACTATAGGGTTAGACCATGTAGTTAATACATGGGTACGCCATCAAATGGCGTATAGACAACAATTAGTACAAGATTTACAGATGGTAGCTTTTACGGTAGAAGAAATACGAGGCCCGTTAAATCATATATCTAATGAAGTTTTTAGGCGGGGGATAAATTTTGTACCGACAGTTGAGAATCCTGATCACGAGCAATTAGAAATTATAAAAACTTATATGCAAGATTGTAATGTGTTTGATCAATCTTTAGAAGAAGTATTACGACAGTTCCATTTTGATGTTAATTCTATTGATGATGGCTTTTTATACTTAGCTAAGGAATATAGGACTACGGATGAAGGAAAACTCATCTCCAAAATACAAGAAGTGCGACGGCTTAATCCAGCCCTCGTCGAGTTCGATCTTGACGCAGCTGGCTTACCGAAAAATGCACATTTTATGTGTCCAATCCACAGAGACGACATCTACGATGAACCAGCAACGTGTAGAGAAACAGACTGTGAACAGGAATGTAAGCCTGTTATGTATAAGTATTATCATCGGAATAAGCATATTTACTTATTTGATTCTGAAGTAATACACGTTTCTAAATTTAACCCATCTGAAACATATGGATGGAGTCCTATTTTAACCATCTTTGAAAAAGCTTTAACATTAATTGGAATGGATAAAAACCTGTTTAGATACTTCTTTGAGAGGAGAATGCCCGCTTCTATGATGATGGTCTTTACTGATGACCCTGAAAGTTTAAAACGAGAACGGGAAAATATAGCATCACAAACACGACAAGACCCAAACTATATACCTATGGTTGCAGTATCTTCTCGTAACCAACGGGGTAGAGTAGAAATGTTACGTCTATTCCATACTCTACAAGAGATGGATTACTTACCCGTACGAAATGAAATACGGGAACGGATTGCTGCGATGTGGGGTGTAACTCCTGCATGGCAAGGCGCACCTGAAGCTTTTGGAGGACTATCAACACAAACTCAACAGTTAGTTGTTATGAGTCGTGTTGTTGAAGGTGACCAAAGAATATTCCATGAAAAAGTTTTCCCAATGTTATTAGAAAATATGGGAGTAACAGATTGGGAATTAGCTCTACCAAACCCTGAAGAAAAGGCGGAAGCGACACGAATTAGCTTCGCTCAACAGAGAGCGCAAGTTGTTATGATGTACCAGCAATTAGGGTTTGATGTTCGACTTAAAGATGATTCGGTTGACTTAGATGAAGCCGAATTCATTATTTCAGGTATACCAGTACCACTAGCACAAATGCAAGGGGAACAAATGGCTATAGCTGTTAAACAAATGGAAGAACAAGCTGCTATGCAAGAAGAACAAATGAACGAAATGGCATCACAGCAGCCGGGAATGAATGGAGTTAATCAAGCTCCCGGAAATACTGGAGCAGCTCCAGCAGGAGGAGAAGGGCCGGGGGCAAGTCCCCTTCAATTAATGTGGTCGAATCTTACTAAAGGTATGAATCCTGAAAGTACACTTGCAGATATAACAGGACGTAAAGAAAAAGATGTCGATCATGATGCTGATGAACGAGCTAGAAAGGGGGAAAATAATTCCTTTGGTTTGAAAGATGTTGGCACACCTCCGGGGAAACAATTGTACTCACAAGAACCAAAAATGTGGATGGCAGCATTAATGGAGAAGGGATATACAACTCCAGTAGTTAAAGAGGTTAGTCCTGATAATAAACAATTATGGTTTATAAATGATGGGATTGATTATGTAGCTAATTTAAATAGTGGTGGTATAACCCATGTTCAGAAAGCTAAATTTGTTGATCAATCTCCACCACCTAAAATTAGTTATAACCCAGCACAAGTAGGGAATACTAGAGACGAGGATGAAGATGCCGATAACTAAGAAGTCTGATGGATGGTATTGGGGTGGGCAAGGCCCATTTGATTCTCGCTCTAAGGCAGAAGAGGTTGCTCAAGCAGCCCATGCTTCAGGCTATAACGAATTGGATAAAGCTTATGGCGAACCTTATAAGACCGAAAAATTTGATCAGAAACAAAATAAACGAACTATGCAAGCAGGTGCTGTACAGAATATGGAGAAAGATGGTTTGGGTGGAGGTGCTGTAGCTACTACGGGTATGACAGGAGATGCAGGAACAGGTAATAGTATCTTTACCGAAACTTATGGTGGAGGTAGTAGCACACGACGTAAAAAGAAAAGTAAGAATTCTAATAGTATAGAAGCACTTTTAAATTTTGTTAAAGAAGATTTAGATGATGATGATTTAACTACTTTTACTACTGCTTATGCAGAAGATGGATATCCTGAAGAGACTGACAATAAGAAAAAAACTAAGAAACGTAGTGGTATTGAACGGGCGGGTACATTTTTAGATGACTTTTCCCCGAAAATGGAAAAGGATGAAGATGCAACAAAACAATATAAAAAGAATCGTAGACGACATACACAGGAATTAATGGGGACAGCTTCTCCAACACCTAATACAAATACTATTCCAACACATTCTCATAAAACTACATTTTTCCATAAAGATACTTTAGTACTTGAGCTAATTAATTATGCTCGTGGAGAATTGCAAAAAGAGAAAAATCCGTATAAAGCTCCTACTGCAACGGGAGCGGGAAAAGAACCTAGGCTAATGACTAATGATCCTATAGCACCCTTCGTTAATGAAGCAGATAATGGTCGTAGAGGTATTAGAGATGGTATAACCCCTAGTAAACATACCCCTGCTGCTCAAGGAGTTGATGAAAATAATGTAGTGAATATGGGACATGCGGGTAATTTAGAAGAGGGGAAGAATATTAATGATGTACAAAATGATTTCTATTCTACAGGACAGGTATCAAAACCACCTAAGAAAAAGAAAAATACCCCCACTGGTGTGTTTATAGCAACTCAAAATAACCCGACACAAATTGAAGCTATGCAAAAATATAGTCCTCAAAATTTTCATACTACACACCCTACTCGTCAAGAAGGAGAGAATGGTACAATAGAACATCCTCAACGAAGTTTTATTGAATATGATGGAAATATAATGGAGAGGGTTAAGAAGCATAAGAAAGCTCACGAAGAACGAAATGCTGACACGACAGGGAGATTTATTAGTGCTATGGAAAAAGGAGGTAATCCATATGACATTGGTTCTTGGAACGGGCAATATGATTCTCTACAAAGAGGGGGTGATTTAGATACACTAGACGATAAGACTAAAGAAGAATTACACAAACGACGGTTAGCAAAAATTAAAGATTGGAGTAATAAATAAATGGGAGCGTTCATTTTTAATGCCTGTCCAAAATGTGATGGGCCAATGAGATTTAATGTAGATAGAGATTTAGATTGTTTTAGGTGTGGAAAAGTAGTCTATTTAGTAGGAGGATTTAATGATTCCAGAACAGGCGAGAGAAGATATAGTAAGACGGAAAAGATTAGGGCAGAGTTGGACAAGTCTAGCCAAGCATCTAGAGGTAGAATATGGAGTGACAGTACACCGAACAACAGTTCAACGATGGCACGACAGGGAGGTTTATTCCGACTTAGGTGATTCCTTATTGTCGGGAGACGATAGGATTAAATTAGATAAAAAAGTTGCGACCTTTAAAGCTGAATCTACTTATTGGAAAAAGCTTTACGAACAAGCAATAAAACAAACGGCAAAGACGGAATTATTAGAGGAGACAATAGCTGACTTAGCACCCGTTTTTAAAGCAGTTAAAATACCACAGCCTACAAAAGAGTTTAAAAAAGAGAAAGCTCAAATTGCTGTAGCTCCGTTATCGGATACCCATATAGGTGATCGGGTAGAAGGAGATCAAATGATAGGATTAAATTCCTATAATATGGATATTTTTAATCGTAGGTTATATGGGTGGGCAAATCAAATAGTACAGTTAGTAGAGTTAAGAAGAAATTATGCGCCTATAAACGAATTAGTTATTCCAATGTTAGGTGATATGATTAGTGGAGATATTCATGATGAGTTAGCACGTACTAATATTGACAATTGTATGGGGCAAATGATTAGAGGAGCAAATTTAATAGGGCAAGCCTTAATGTTCCTTGCATCTCATTTCAATGAAATACGAGTGCCTTGTGTTGTGGGTAATCACGGTCGCATGACTAGGAAACCTCCGATGAAAGATAAGTATATGGATTGGGATTATATGTTATATCAATGGGTTGCAGCATTTTGCCGTGATCAGAAGAATATAAAGTTTGACATTCCTCGTAGTTTTATAACATCTTTTAATGTTCATGAAAGAACTGTTGTAATTTTGCATGGGGATATGGTATCAGGATCAGGATCGGGAGCAGCTGTCATGAATTCGATCACGAAAATGAGATCTGTTTTTGAGTATGGACGAACAGTAGATGAAGAAAATTTAAGCATACCTAAACATATTGACTCTGTTATGATGGGACATTTCCATCGTATTGATGAATATGATATTGGTACAGGCGAGATTCATATAGTAGGTACTATGAAAGGTGGGGATGAATTTGCGTTACAAAGACTGCAAGTTTTTACACCACCAAAACATATACTAACATATTGGCATCCACAATACGGATGCATCGGTAAGGAGACTATATATTTAAATAAATACGATAGGAGTAAAACTATATTTAATGACACATTATCGGATGTTTGGATAGATGCTTGACGCAATTATAGCTAGAATAAAAGAGGAAATTGTAAGCAGTTTACAATACGGATTACCTGTAGCTAGTACAGTTACATGGAAAGATGGGAACACGTTAATTGCTGATGTAGATGCAATTACAGATTTTGAGCTACGAGTAAACGGAGACGAACCACCAGTACATACAGTTGAACAAGGGTTACCTCCATCACCAATAAAACCAAAACCACGAAAGAATATACGCAGTTATAACAGACGAACTAAGAAAGGTGTCCAACGAGTGAAGGGATACCAAACACAGCCTAAGAAACTTGATCGTAAAGAAGCATTAGAAGAATCGGTAGCATGGACGGTTGATTTAACTATGCGGGATGAGGCTGATCAAGAAACTGATGAGGCTATAGAACAAGGTATAGATAACGCAATAAGTTCTTTTGGATAATAGCAAAGGAGGGAACCAGATGACAGACAATATACAAATATCTCCCGAACAGGAGTATATTATTTCGCAACATTCACGTATGGTAGGCAAGATTCTTGACTTAGTTGAGGCTTCTTTCCCCGAAGGTAACCAATGTGAAAAGTTAAAGAAACTTATACAAGTACCTTTATATGATTTTAGGCATGAGATGTTACGTTTTTACACAGAGTCTATAGAAAAAGTATAAGTTTTGTAGGTTTTTTTGGTATACGTAGTATAATAAATTAACGTGTTTATCACGTTTTTATATGAAATTGATAGAGGTCGGAGGTGGCTTAGACCAACCACTATCTTATAACATACACAGGAGGGAATGGTATGGATAACGATGTTTTGACTCGATTGGAAAAACAGATAGAAGGTAATGGTCTAGCACTTGCCGCTGTCGCTGAAGTTCTTCAAAAGATGGACTCCCGATTATCAAAAGCGGAGGATGAGGACGAAGAAGAAAAGGATAAGATTGAGGAGGCAGCTTCACTTGAAGCAGCTTCTATGGAAAAGAGTATGCTCGTTAGAGCCATTGCTAAAGAGGTAATGAGTCTTGTTAAGGCTGATGCTGGGGAATCCCCATATGGGATGGAGACGGACGGGGAAAACGTTCGCAGCCCACAGTCAACCACTAGTACAGAAGGTGATTCCAATGAGGATGACGCTTCTGAGACAACTAATATAGACACCGATACTGATTCAGTACAAGGTATTATCGAGGCTATGCAGAAGCAATTAAGTACTCTTTCTAAAGAATACGGAGATGAGGATGCAATTGCGGATGTCGTTGACGATGAAGAAGATGAGGAGGAAGAGGAAGGTGGTGACATACAATATATGAAAAAGACTATGGAGAAAATGATTAAAGCTGAGACGGAGAAACGACTCCAGAAGATGGGCTTTAAAGAGGAAAACAGTTTAATGACTCCTCAAACACGATCCCTAGGCTTTGACGGAACTACCCCGCTCTCTAAATCTGCAGAAACTGCTGGCGTAGATACTGTAGATCAACTCGCAAATCTTTCGTATAAGCAGTTGAGAGACATGCAATTCAAGGTAATGAACGGTGAAACCGATGGATTACCTAGAGAAATAATCGAAAGATAATAATAGATAATAGGAGGAAATGATAATGGCTAATCCAAGTTTGAATGAGTTTATAGCTCAATCACAAAGAGGTTTGTATCAATCCGTCTTTGGCGATCAGATAAATAAAGGTGCTGCTTATACAGGTACGAATTTTACTACTGGCACTACTGGTGACGGCACAAGCCTCGCAAGTATATTTACTGAGACTTATGGACGAAAGGTTTGGCAAGCTCTAAATAACCAAACAAGATTTTTTAACGCAATACCCAGAACAGTCTGGGGAAATACTGCTGGTTGGAGGATCAGGACGGATCGAGGGAATGAACGCTCTCGACCAATAACTGAGTCGGCAGTCGGTTCGGCTAACCTGCTTCCAACTGTCGATGTTTCCAATATTGAGGTCGTGTCGAGTCTACCACGAATAGTTGGTACGACCTTCGGGGCTTCGGTACTGTCAGTCTTTAACGCTCAGTTAGAGGGTGGCGTAGGGGACGTGCTGGCAATGGAAAATGAACATGCCCAGCTTGACCACATGAAAGAGATTAATACGGAACTACTTGCTCCGTCTCTAATTCACACATCAGTTATTGGAGGTAATGCTACCTCTTTCACTATTGCTAATCCCAATTCATTGAATGTGGGAGACACAATTTATTCCAAGACTACAACAGCCGCAGTCGATACTGCTCGAACAGTAATATCGAGTATATCGAGTGATGGTCTTGTAACTCACGCAGGTACTGGAGGCACTTCTCTAGCAGCCTTCTCAACAGTTTTCCCTGTTAAAAGGGGTGGACTAACTTCAATTGAAGACGTTGTAGCATATGATAGCATCCCCGTTGGTGGCGGTGCTTGGAACAGTGGTAGTGTATCTGGTGGTATTGCAGGGCCTAAAGCCTATACTGCCGCAACCACAGCACGAGTTGCTGGTAGTTGGTCTGCTGCTGCAGCTGTTAAAGCTAATAGTGGTGTAGGACGAGATATCTCGCTTAACTTGATAGATGATTGTATACAGACTATACGATCAAATGGTGGTGAGCCTAAAGTAATTATAATGGGTCACGATCAGTACTTCAAGCTAGAGCGACTATTGAATTCCCAGCAACGATATATGGGACAGGAAGAGTTCCAAGTTGGTGTAGGTTCAGAAAGAACCTTCCCCGGTACTCAAACTGGACTAGTCCTTGCTACTTATATGGGAATCCCAATTCTACCTGATGCTGACGTTGCTAAGTCAACTCTCTTAGCTGATGGTTCTGAAGGTGGTTCTAACGTTCTAGTACTAGATACAGACTATCTTGAAATGGCGGTTGCACAGCCTACTCAATACATCGAGAACCGTGACTACTTTGCGGTTGATCAGTTGACCATACGTGGTTTGCTGTATACGATGGGTGAGCTACGTTGCCGTAACTTTATTACTCAAGCCAAAATAATGGACTTGAATGCTTAATTAACTTTTCGGGGGTAGGGTTCTCACGCCTTGCCCCCCTTCATTTGTAAGGAGGAATTAATATGGGACTTACATTTAATACTGCTGCGACTCGTTCTGTTAACGTAGGAACTGATTTCCGTACTGGAGTTCAGGGTAACATGTGGTATAAAGAATTTGAATTTAACACAGTAGCAAATAATGACCCCGCCTATGCAGACGGCGGCATTTCGCTAGCACATACTAGTGTAGCCAACTCTAAGTTTGGATTGGCTAGGGTAGATCATTGCGATATAGAAGCTAAAGGTGGTTTCGTCTTTAACTATGATATAGCAACAGATAAAATTCTAATGTGGCAATCGGACGATTCTGCTGACGCTCCATTAGTTCAAGAAGGTGATGCTGCACCAGCAGCAATTACGAATATTAAAGGTATGGCTTGGGGTCAAATCTAAGTTATGGCAGCGACACCTGATTTAAACATCAAACTCGCTGTATATATGGAAAGATTAGATAACTACATAGAGAGCCAAGCTACCTTAAACGAAACTATTGGTAGACGTTTAGAAAAGCATGGAGAGAATTTAGACGCATTACAAAACTGGCAATCAAGATTCTTTGGAGCTAGGTGGATTACAGGAGGGCTTGGGATTTTAATTGTCCACACTACTGTAATCCTCGTCTCTATTATGGGAATGGTTCGCTGGATTAAATAGGAGATAATTATATGACTACTATGCGAGGAGATGAATGGGCATCTTGGGAGGTAGACCCTAGTACACGATCAAGTGTACATTTATGGACTAAGTATATGCCGCTTAAAGGAACTATAGGTACTACGGCAGCAACGTTACTATCGGTGGCTAAGGGTGTACCAGCTGTGAATCTCATTCGCAACCCAAATTTTGAAGCAGCTGATCTAACTGAATTTGAGAAGGTGGCGACTGGTACGGCTTCACAACTAACCTTTGAACAAGATGATGAAGCTACTTCTAGTCCCGCAGCAGAGGCCGATGGAGGCGACAAACTTTTAAAGGTTTCCCGAAGTACGGGGAATTCAACACAACATTATGATGGAGTTGCTTATATTATGGGGCCTGTACAAGCAGTCCCTAGTGGTAGAGCAACATCTATTTTTGCACGGGTTCAAGCAGCTGCTTTAAATAATACGGCTGGTAATATTAAATTGAAAATATGGGATGCGGGAACTACGGGAAGCACGTCTGCCGCTCCTTTGGCTGAGAGTACTGCAGTTAATTTAACTACAGCATGGCAAAGTTTAACTGTTGAATATAAGATTCCACAACATACACTTGTTAAAGATGTACGTGTTGGAGTTGTAGCAGACACAGCATGGGCTATGAATACATATCCATACTGGTTAGATAAACTGATGGTTGAAGTACGTGTTGATGGAGTACAATCTGCATATGTAGATGGTAGTTTGGCTAGTAGTGCGGGGGCAACATACGAATGGACAGAGGCATCTAATGCTTCAATCTCTCGTAAGAAGGCAGGAATTTCCCGTGTACGGGGATTACGAATTGTAAATGAAGAATCATATCATGCTACGAATAACATACTTTATGTGGCTATAGATGATGGAGCTGCTACTGCTACCAATGGAATACCAATCTATGGTGGTGAAACGTTTGAAACAAATTGGCCTATAGATGCTTCGGACACAATAAGTCTTTTAGCGTCTTCAGCATCAACTAAATATCATGGAGCGATTTGGGGAGTACATCAGAACTAATGCAAGCATTGAGTAGTATTAAACGAACTCCAGCAGCTACGACTACTGCATCACTTTTAAATAAGTATAAAACTGTTACGAGTGATGCATCTTTATTTATGTTGGAAAAGGCTATGAAGGATACGGGGGGACAAGTTACTGTCCAAGATATCACTAAAGCATTAGATGAATACGTTAGACTTTTTAAAGCTGGGTTTGCGTCTGATGCAGAAATATTAACACTAGCTCGTGCATTTCCACAAGATAAAAGGTTTGCTAAAGCTGCTGCTGTAATTGGAGAAGATACATTAATGGTTGTAGGAGGCCCCGCTTCAATCGAAATGATTGATAGAGAGGGGCATTTAATCACAACAGTTGCTTTAACTAAAGCATTTGATAAATACATGGAGAACTTTCGGACACGTAATGCAATGGTATTACATTCGGACGTTCAAGTAGGTTGGGCATTACCTGCTTACATTAATAAAGCTGGACAGATATTTAAAAGTGGCCCGACAAATAATGGACTATATTTTATTACCGAAGTTCGGAAGGATACAAAAGTATCGGAACGGGTGAGGGAACAAATAGATGGTGGTAAATTAAGATCATACAGTATTGCTGGAACAGCCATAAAAGTACAAAACATGCAGAAGGGATTACTTCCCTATATGCAGGTAGACGAAATGGAATTGGCAGAAGTAACTGTGTGTGAAAAGGGTGTTAATCAAGGAGCGGCATTTGACATCTTGAAAGCAGAACTCCCTCAAACCGGAAAGATATCTAAAGAACAATGTGGGTACAGGAGTGCCACCCCTGCCGAGATCACGAGTAATATTATGTGTGGCTCGTGTACTTACTTTAATGAAGAGGATGGTACATGTGATACGGTGGTCGGTAAGTTCCTACCAACAGACTATTGTAACTTATATGAACCAGAAAATGAAGATGCGGATACTATGGCGACTGAGGGAACGGGGGACTCATCAATGGAGATAACAATTTCCCTATCAGATGATACATTTGTCAGTAAATTTTTATCATCTCTAAAAAAGGAGGGTGGTGAGGAACTCACTCGTGAAGAGGCAGACCGTATTGTAGACAGGTTA